TGGATATCATTCACATAGCTAGCGTAATCCATTCCCGCCACGACAATCAATGTCACTCCCTTTGTATGCTTAGAAGCCAGATCCCTAGCGTAACTAAGCCCTTGCCTGCTCCCCTCGCTTCCATCCCCGGACTTTCCTTTAGCCCAGAACTGGACCGTCTTTTGGGATCTGGTCGTGAAAAAAACCTTCTCATAATTTTCCCCACGTCCATCTATCCTCTTAAACCCGCCTTCCTTTACGATCTTACCGTCCATTGATATGACATATCCCAATGAACTCCTCAAGTTTCCGGTAATATCGTTATATTTACCTTCTTGAACGGCGGTCTCATAAGCGGATTGCCCGAGTTGGGCAAGAAAGGCAAACACCTCACGATAGATCTCCAAGATGAAATCATCCACATCAGACAAATCATAACTTAACTTTATTATTCCAGCCATATTTGCCCGTAATTTAGATAATCCGTGAGCATCGGGTTGATAACAACGCCACTACCACGGATACTACCATCTTGGTTCAATACTCTCACGATATCCCCGGCATCAATCTTGATCTTATCTGTCACGACACGATATTTGTAATCAAAGGCTACGCCATTTACCGTATATACCCGATCGGCGCTCTTATCATAGCATTTACATCGTCCCAGTCTCTCCCATAACTCACCACCAGTCCCGGGAACAGGATTGCCATTGTCATCGTGATCATATTCCTTGACAACCTTTCGTTCTAATATGTGAGGAGCGTATATCATAGCAATCTAACCGTAGCCTTTTCATTTAACTCGTCCTTTATCCCATTCTTTTTGCAAAGGAAGGAATAGTAAGATTTAACACCATTGATATCCCAAGCCACAGAGAACCCGCTTTCATTGACAGACGTAGCTCTCAATAGTAAAGATGGAATAAACCTAGCGATCGCCACAGAAACTCTAACATGGCAATCCTTGCACATCTCATCCTCTCCACTGACCTCAGCATTCAAACATATGTCCAAAAGGTCAGCTTCCGATAAATCGATACCGAAAGCTTGGAACCTTTGTCTTATGTAGTCATTTACCGTCATACAGCGTTCATTGTATCTAAGTCAATGATCACGATCTTATTTGGAGATGTATACTCCGGAATCCATTCCGCTCCGTATTCCATAAATCGACCCTCATCTGTACGGACATTAGAGATATACATACCTCCCTCTGAACGGGTATAGCTTTTGCCCGGCACAGGATCGGTTATCTCATATGGAGTATGCCATCTCATCTTGCCTTGCTTCGGTGTCGTGAACAGTGATATGCGGTTATCCTTAAACACTTGCTTGAAGCCTCCATCCGGTAATTCCACCAAATCCTCATTAATAACGATAGAAGGAAGCCCCAAACCTTGGAAGATAGTCGTGGCCATCTCGCTGGACATCAATCCAGAGGATAGTTGTACTTCTTTTTGGGCGAAGGATTGTTTATAAAATTCACCAAAATCGGACGATCCTACGATAGAATTGATGAATGTCTTCCGTGACATCTCCATAGATAGGAAAATACCAAATTTAGTCCTCAACTCCACAACCTGATCCATAAGGTACTTTACGAAATGAGACTTATCCGAGGTTTGAGGAGTTATTTTATGAACAGGCAAAACCATGTCCAACAACTCTATTCCTTGAGGATTATCATCGACTTTTACGGAAGCCTTTCCGTCGGAGCGCAAATCACCATCCACGATATCCATGCGCTTATGAGGAGCAAGGAGAACCTGTCTTATATCATCTACAATATAAGCGATAATATCGTCCAATACGGTTCGCTGATCTTGCGTTCTTGAGGTATTGAATTTGTTAACAAGCTCTTGTAGCATATCCAAACGATCATTATCCATCTGATAACGATCTCCTAAATAAGCAACCTCCCCATACCCTGATCCAAGGGATTTACGCTCTCTCAATGGCTTATTTGAGTTCCGATCAATAATAGAACCCGCAGTAACGCCTGTTACCGTACCTAGATAGGTCTTAAACACCCTAGATTTAGTCTCCTCAAAATCAAGATGTTTTTTCCAGAAAATAGTATCTAGGCGAAGCGCTTGCACCCTGTCAATGACTGCCTTTACAATATTAGGGTCATTCAATAATGTTTGAATTGTCAAATACATAAATCCTCCTTCCTTAATACGTGAACATAAATCTATCACCCAATGACTCTTTGTCTTTATCCGAGATAGGGACAATCAGTCGGGTAGGCCTAATCTCATAGGCTTGTCCCACGGCTGTGATAGTGGCCCCTTCCTCAACTTTCGTCCAAGCGTAGTTCAGTGCCATAGCCATGGCCTTAGGAGTTTTCCCAGCAGCGGATGAAGCCTCAAACAACACCGCATCTTTTTTAGCCGCCAATGTGGGTGAGGCCGCCAATGTTATCGTGTCATATTCCAGTCCCGACTTATCAATAGCCTCTACGGTACCACCATTAGTTCCATTTCCCAAATGCATTCCTACGTAAGCCAATGAATTCTTATTTATTTTCAAAGAAGTTCCACCAGCTATAATTTCTTCGGCTACTGTCACGTTAATGACAGCTTTTGCCGTTCTAGTTTTAAAATCTAGTACCAAGGGGGTACAAGGAGGAATATTCTTAACCCCCGATAGGTTAGATATATCCAAATTAAAACCGCCTGAATATCGATATACCGTATCATAACGGCACATCTCCGGCATATTAGGCTCAATCGGATTTAAATCATACTTAACACCTGCCGACATAATTTTATACCTTAAAATTTAACTTTGTTTCTTTATCTCTTCTGTACCTTTATTGATAAGATTCGCAATATCGTCAGAGTTCTTCTCTTCAGAGACACCGATCTCCGGAGATTTTACGCCCGCTAATCCTGCATTGACAAATGTCTGCTTAGCGTCTTTCATAAAAACATCCAAGTCTGCATCTTGTGCGACTTTCAATATAGGGATGAGCGTTTCGGGAATGCCATACTCCTTCGCCTTAGCAAGAACTTGCTCTTGACGTGTAGCCTGAACTTTTTCCGCCTCAAGCAGAGTAAGCTTATCGGAAAGGGGTTTTACAGCAGCATTTACCGCTTCAACCACCAATCTTGCGAGATCAGGCTTTTCATCTGTTTTTTCTTCTGGATTAACTCCCGTTTTATTGGCCTTAGCTTTCAGTTCATCCAGTTCTTTCTTATAGTCCGAACCCTCTTTTCGTACTCTATCGAAATTCTGCTGGAAAGACCTTAAAGCTGCTTCCTGCCCCTGAATAACAGTTGCGAGGTTCTCATCATTTACAAGCCCAGTTGCTGCCAAAGACTCAGCATACCCCTGAAGCACCTCTTCGCTTACACCATACTTCGAGGAAAAAGTTTGTTTTAAGCTCTGAAAAATCTTTTCTTTCATACCGTATGAATTTTGTTTAAAATATTTGGGATAAAAGTAGCTGGAGTATATAATAGAATAAAATACCGAGAGGCATGGTATACAACAATGAACTCATTGTTGCAAATTAATGATCATCATCACCATCACCGCTATTCTCTTCCTCTATTTCTTTAAGTACCTCATCCACCCTTTCCGCATTACCGGCAAATAGAATGCCTTCTCTCCTACTCCAGATCTTTCCGTTTATTGCATTAGTAGCCGTATAAACCCTCTCATCTATATCATCGATCATATACGGAACCAGATCAACATCTATGTCTATTGTTTGTGACGCTTTCATAAATTGACTGGGATTGATATCTCCCATTGCTGATGCTAAAAAATTAACCCTTCTCTGGAAAAACTCCCCTATTATCTCCGCATGGTTCGAAACCGCCATATGAGCCCCCATAAAGATATATCTAAAAGCCTTTCCTGATACGGCATTGCCTATACCTTTCAACTCTTGGGGAGAAATACGAGGTGTATTGGTCATATCATAGGCTCTATTACTCAGTCCCTCAAGCTCTAGACGAACAGTGTCCGGGACTTGATTCCATGTTAAATATTGAGCGTTAGCCCCCGGTCCCGTAAGTTGAATCATACGATTTTTCCTCTTCCCAGTGAAGTTTTCTATGTCTCCGAACAACATCAAGTAAGGGAAGAAATGATAGTCTATACAATCGGCGTAATTAGATAAAACCTTCTCTATTCTCACACGCAATGGCTTGATCTTATGGCAGTAAGTTTCAGAACGATAGCAATACATTACCGGAAGTTTTGAGAATAGATGTCTAAAGGATGATTCCCTCTTCTCTTGCCATGCATCACTATTCTCCCATTGATATACATGAGTGGATGTTATCGTCTGGAAACATATTATCTCATTATCATCCAAATCCTTTTTTTTATACTCTCTTGAGAAAGCGACCAAATCGTTTGAATCATCAAAAAATGGATATAATTTATCTCCTCTGAAAGGAGACCATATAACACTCCTCAATTTATAAGAAGGAAATACGTTCCCTGAAAAAACCATCTTGATCTTATTCCTTAGCTTAGTCCAAAATGAATCGTCTTCCACGACATACCAATATTCCGCACATTCTTGTTCCGACAGCCAAGATCGCACCTCCCGTTTGTTTTGGTACTTGATCTTGTTTTTCTTCAAGGTCTGCTGAATAGCCGCAAAAAGAGCCTTTTCCGCATCGTTAGAAGGGGTACAGTCCATTTTAGGCTCTATTCCTACGGTAAACGCCGTTTGAATATTTGTTATATCCTGCTCAAGAGGAATAGATATACGATTACAAGGCTCAGTATGTTTCTTGGCTGGAATTTCTATATATTCACCGGTTTCGTGATTATAAGCTTTCCCCTCTTTCTCATCCACGATTTCTATATCCGGGTATTTCTCTTTATCCGTTATAATCTCATGCAAATCTGGATTCCAGTCTGCCATATTCTCTCTATTGTCGGGGAGAGGGGTTCTTCTCCCTTTCTTTAAATACTCGATCTTCTGATCTATATCTTCTAACGCTAAAATCTCTTCAAGTGTCATAATTTTACGTTTTAATGTCCAAATATTCCAGAATAATCCCTAGGCTTTAAAACACGCCCCAAAAGACATCCCAACACATAGTACCTAATTCCGTCCATGAGATGATTGTAATCATCTATCGGCTCATTGATACGATTTCCATCCTTGTCCTTATCCCATACATAGTTGCGAAGCTCCTTTATGAGATTATAAGAATGCTCCGTGACAAATAGCTCCATATCCTTAATCTTATCAATCCCAGCCTTAATAGATCCCGGATACTTATCTACTGGGTAAATATTGACCCCTCTGTTCTTTATCTCTTGGATAAGACGTGGATCTTGCGAGTCGGCAAATACTTTCAATGAATAAGGGCGGAGCTTTTTAGCTATGGCAGATGAAAGCATATCCGTCTCATAGAAAAGCTCATCCACATACAACCTATTATCAATGATTCCGCATCTGACCGCAGCGGATGGATCGTTGGAGAAACCAAAGTCTTGCCCAATAGCCACTTTCTTACACCACTGAGGAAAATCTTTAACGATACCCCATTTCTTAAATACCGCACCTTCCGCGACATCAGCCCATCGACCGATAACCACATGAGCATATTTATCTGGATTATCCTCTTTCATTCGTCTCACCTCTCCAAGAAATTGGGGCGATAAGTTATCAATATTATCCAAATAGGTCGTATGTATATGTAATACATTTGGATGAGTAGATATCTGCACCTGCACACCGTCTATCTCTACCAGCTTATGAGTATTCTCAATATACTTCTTATAGATAAAATGATTGGAATCTGTGGGATTCATTATTATGATAATCCGGTTCTGAATCCCCTTTTGGCGTATGGACAACATTATTTTGTCGAAGTCGGATTCTGAAGTCCATTCCTCCGCCTCATCACACACAAAGGTTGTAAGTCCTTTAATTGATTTGAGCCGTGCCGTCTGATTTCCGGACGATGTTTTTATTCCACGAAAGAGGATTTTGCTATCTGAGTAATTATTGATGATATCCTTATTAGTTATATCAAAAAACTCATCCGTTCCCTCCAACTCAATCTTCTCCTGCAACTCCGGAATCACTGACATGGAAGCGGCAACCATCGTATAACGACAAAATAATATTATATGCCCAGACTCAAAAGATAGTCGCTCTATAAAAGTAGAGGCATTAAAACTTTTTCCACTGCCCCTACCTCCCGTTATAAGAATGATAAATTTATCAGCATCCTCATACAAGGGCTTGTAAGGCAATTGGGGTTTTATGTTAAATACCGGGACCATTCCTAAAAAGATTTAATCCACTCAGATATTTTCTTGCTACCCTTCTCATTCGTTCCCTGATCATCTTGTTTATCGGATAATCCAAGTTTCCTAGCGATAATATTTGCGTTAAACGCTCCCACTACCGCACCTTCGAATTGTTGAGTCTCAATTACGCTCTCTATACGCGATATGACCGTAGAAAAATCTCTATGGTTCTTAGCCTTAAATTGTCTCCAATACGCCTCGTTAGCGTCACAGTAAAGCATAAACCCGCTTAAACTATAAGGCCTTTGCGTCGGGGTCTCCTCCTTTTCCTTGGTCTTGCCTTTGGTCTTATTCTTAACGACCTTCCAAGGATGCTTATCACACCACTCAAAATATTCACATGCAGATTCCCATAGCAACTCAGGCGTGGCAAATAACTTGTCACGCCCATGCTTGTTCCTTAGTTTCCAAAATTGATTTCCTCTTGGTGCCGCACACATATCTCAATATTTTGTTATCCAAAGATATATATGACCAATAGCACATCATAAATAAAGATTGATTTATTCACAACATCATCCAAGTTGTTGTGTTTTATTTTCTAGATAT